GTTTACACTCACATTAGCAAGAGTGGCCCCACCTGCGCTATACCCCGTTCCACTTATCTCATAAGAAGAAGAATACGCCGTGGTGCTTGCATTAAGAGTTGCACTGTTAGTAAATAGGGCTATCTTAAAGGTGTGACTGCTAAAATTATGCACCGCTTGAAAAAGTTCACTTTTAAAAGAAGTGCATAAAAAATTTCCGTTAAAGGCCATCGTATACTCCTATGGCGTGTTTGCCGTTCCACCCATTCCACTGTGATTGGTGCAGTAATAATACAGTGTCGGAGCCGAAGCGGCTACTGTTATCTGGACGTAAGCTCCAGAGCTACCCGGAGTGCCTGAAGTGCTTACACCCGTAGTGTACTCAGATCCCCCTCCATGTGTTCCGTTTGCTGTGGTTGAAAACCTTAATGGATGACCAGAGTTGCTACTATCAGATTGATCAAATCTGTACGTGGAACCCTCGTTCAATGTCAAGGTCGGGCTAGCTCCTGAAAGTCCCGCAATGTAATACTTGTTGCCAGAACCGTAGGAGTTAGTTCCACTAGCTACCGTAACCGTGTATACTGTTATGGATAAGAAGGATACAGAACCTACCGCACTAGTTCCAGCTACACCTGTTAAAGTCACACTTGCAGAAGCTATATTAGAAGCTGTTACGGTTCCAACTGCACTGGTCCCTACAACTCCTGTTATAGAAACCGTTGTTGGTGATCCGGGCGCAACTCCTGTGACAATCAAAGACCCCACAGAAGATGACATGAATGGAACTGGTATGAACTCTAACGTATCAGTATTAAAGGTTGGAAATTTAACGTCTACAGGGATTATGTTATTTGTATCTGGTCTTGGATCACGCAAGGCCTCTGCATCTACTGCTCTACGAACAGGCTGTATTTGAGGGTGTTTTGGCTCATATTCATCTTTGCCCACCAGTGAACCATTCCATTCTTTTCTCATGTCACGTAAACGATATCTGAAACCAGATCTATCTGATATTCCAAATGCGTCTTTGCCAACAGCAAACCTGCCCATCATCCTACCCTATAAAATTGTAAATTAGGACTGACGCTAAATGAGGCTCTATCACGATCTTCTGCCTGTGCTTTATCAAACTCCTCATCATATATTGTTTTTAAAACTTGTATTCTCTCTGGTGCTTTTTTAATTGACAAATAGTAAGCTAATCCAGCCGCTAAACATGGATAAAATCTAAAGGGAACATCTACAGTGTTAGTGAAAGTATCAGCATCATCAATTCTTGTTAAACAATCGAAAACAAGTGTATCTGTGCTGTTTTCAGGCGTAGGCCATAATTTTATTACTGGTGTTATTTGACGATCAATAAAAAATTGAGATGGCCTTGATTGTGTTGTTTTAGAATTTATGACTAAATAAGCATCTCTACTTATTCTTGTCATCGCTAAGTCAGAGTTACTACGGCGTACAACCATAGACAACACATCAACAACATCAGTTCCTAAATTATAACTAGATGTGCCTTGTGTAACAGTTTGTGTGCGTTGTGCAATTGTCCACTGATTAAGACCACGATTCGCCCAATCTGCAAATAACAGATTGAGCGATCTTTTTGCAGTCTTTAGGTCATAACCAGTGCGGACTTCCAAACCACAACGCTCAAAAGCTTCTTCAATGTAATCACTTACATCTAGCTCAAAATCGGTTGACCCTGAAACAGTCATTACTTCTTAACCTTGCCACCACGCATCATGCCCATGGCTTTACGAGGCGAGACATTCCCACCACCACGCATCATGGCTGCTTTTTTAGCTGCTCCACCATTTTTCATGCGTTTTGGTATGGCTGCACCTCCACCTCTCATGCGTTTTACTTTTCCACCATTTCTCATTCGCTTCATTGCTGCTTTCTTAGCACCCGGCATTTTGCTGTCTCCTATACTCATATCTACGGTTTAAGATTAATTTTACATAATCTTCTGGCTCATAGTTTTCGTAGTATCCCATTTTTTCTAGCTTTTGACTAGCGTCATCTAACTCTGATAACTTCTGCACAAAAACCATCGTAAAGTTGGTTTGAAACGCTAACACCCAAACGTCTAATTCATTTATTGAAAACCAGTCATTTAAAGCCATACAAGCAGATTCAACCTGTTCATATGTTTGATTAGGCTCCTCTTGTGTGCATATTACAACAGAGTAACGTGAGTCAAAATCTTTAGACTGTTTAGCAACCTCCTTCCATAAATCATCACCACATTCAATAATTTTTAACTTATTGTCCTTAAACGCTTTTTTTGCAAAAGGACATGGAGCAAACCCTGCACCGGGGTCCACAACGCTAAGATCTGTCATTATCCAATTTTCGATAATGTCCGTTATTTTTTCTTTCTTTTCAATGATTGCACCCTTCTAGGCTTTCCTGCTGGTTGCCCTAGCCTCTTCTTTTGAGATATACGACTTCTTTTTTCTGCTGAAGTCATTTCTTTAGTTGTTTTAGGAGTTTTGCTGGAAACTCTTTTAGAGGGGCGACAATATGGAGTACCCCGTTTTTCACCCTTCTGACGGCCACATTTCTTACCCGTTCTGACATCCTTCCAGTCTTCTTTAAACCACCTTTTAAGTGCCAAGCCCTTTTTCGTCTTGCGTACTGCCATTGCTTATTCCCTCGACTTTCTGATTGCATCTAATGTCTCACGAACAGTAGGTGGCTTCTTTTCATTAGGTTCATATTTGCACTGTATTTCCTTTGGAAAATACTCAATCGGATCTAACCAAACACTGTCAACAGTATTATTAGCGCCATGATATATGCAAACACGCTGATCGTCTATTATGTCACAACCCTTGAGTCTACATATAACATACTCAGGCGTTGCCACAGCTTTTGCGATTGTGCCTCTTAGAAAAACAATAAAACCAAGCAATAAACATATGCCAAAAACACCCATCATAATCCAAGCAACGATCTCTACAAACTTGCGTCTGCGTTGCCTTTGGCGATACAAAGTTTCTTGGCGAGATTTTCTGATTGACCCTTCCATACGAACCAATTCGTCCCATTTGGATTTGCCCATGGTCAGACCAATCCACTGTTGCAACTCTCTACGTTGCGCCTCTGCTTTTTGTTTAGCAGCAAAAGCCTCCATGGCTTCCTGCTCAACCGATTTTCCAGCAAAGAGCTTCTTGAATATGGGTGGATTTTTGGCTTCTTTTTCTAGCATGTCTAGGTCGCTGAGTGCGCCCATCCATCTGCCAAGATCAGATGCCATGCTCTCTATATCACGACCTATGGCAAAACCTTTTTTTATTGCAGTAAAGGCGGCAGACGCCGTTGCCATAGCAGAAACAGGATCCATTTTATCTTCTTTCTGTTATGAGTATTTAGTGGCCTTTCGCCTGTTACTCATCACAGCACCACAACCTCTAGCAACATTAGGATTACTAGATGGTCGTTTTGCCTTGTTAACTGCCCCTCCGTTAACCATTCTTACCACACCACCAGCAGCTTTCTTTTTGGCCTTCTTTTTTTTACCACCAGTGCCATAGTTAGCAGCACCTACCTTTCGGCATTTTGCGATAGCCCCTGAAGCATATGCGCTCGGAAAAACTCTGTAACGAGCCTTAACCTTATGATAACAAGCGTCTTTAGGCATTTTTCCTGCTCCTTCTCAGTGATTCTTTGCCCTTCTTAAAAATATCCACAACTTGTTTTTTGCCCATTACTTTAGCCCTTTGCTCTGCAACTGTTAAAATTTGTATCTTTCTAGCAAAAGGTTTGTTTATCTTTTTAACTTTAGCCACTGTGGCTCTAGCATCTGTTGGAGTTGCAAACTTTATACGAACAGTGTCTTTTGGGTTTTCATCAGTATAAAGCCGTCTGCCACTACCTTTAGGCTTTTTTCCTGTTCCTACTTTTGGGTCTGCTCTTTTTCTCGACATTCTTTATTTTGCCTTTATTTTTTGTTGCATAAAAAACTTTTTCCCCCGTTTTTGATCCATACTGCTTTTTCATAGCAGTCATTATTTTTTTACCTTTTTTTGTTAGAGGCATTTTTCTTCTTCCCAGCGCAATAAGCTCTCTCACTAAAACCACGAGGACGTTTGCAATTTACAGATCGTTTTCTTTTAGAACTCCACTTCTTCTTTTGAGGAGGCTTACTAACTTGTTGCCTCATCTGTGAACGGCCCATGACCATTAGAACAATTGTTCCATACCAGCCGCTGCTACTATTAAAATGGCAATACCCCATAGTCTAGTGTCAAGTCGCTTTAACTGATCTTGTATATCAGCGTAGCGCTTGTCACATGACTCTTCATGCTTTTCTAATTGCTTCAATACATCTTCAGGGGTCATTAGCACTTCCATCTTCTACGAGCCTGTCTTAGACGGCTGTTAGGATTTTTTGCAGCCTTTGGAAATTTTTTCATTTGTCCAGCAGATCTAGCACAAAAAGATTTACGCCGCTTTGCAGCAGCACTACCTTTTTTTACTTTGCCAGTTACCGCCGTTTTTAACTTAGAGCCGGGATTTGCCCGTCTATACGCAGCTACCCCGGCCTTAGTCATTCCCGCCCCCTTTTCTGTGGGGCGGAAATTCTTTTTATTACGCGGAGGCATCTTCCCTTTGGAACTAGCCATTGTTGTCTCTACGACAAGAAAATAGTTAATTGATTACTAGAACCAGTGAAAGCAGAAACAAACGCACCGCTCGTAGCAAGAATGCCGTCATCTGGAATATTTAAATGGTGCATTCCTGTGGGAAAAGTCTGCGTAATCAAAGTTTCACCAGAAGCACTACCATTTTTAATCGTAAAGGCACCAGCCGCATCTGCAAAAATTACAATTTGACGAATGCGAGAACGAGCCGGACCTACAACAGCAGCAGAATCTCCTTGGGCGTGGTTAAAGGCTCTTACTGGACCAGCCATATTTGCCTCCTATTAAGATGCGTCTGATGAACTAGAAATCCCAAAGAATTTTAGAACAATCACTGTATCTCCACCGGGATCCCCCGAAACAACAACCTCTACTTCATCCGCTGTTTCTGTCGCCGCAGTAGTCGTTCCACCTGACATGCCTAAAACACCGTTACAAGGGAAAAATCCTTTGAAACCAGTTGAATTTACAGCAGCAGAAATTCCATCAACAAACCCATCTGTATCAGCATCTGTGCCAATATCTACAAGGTTCACAGAGTTAGCAGCGGCTGTAGTCACAGCGACCATAACTCCCATGGGTATAAAGTTAGAAGGAATACCTATAGCAGATTCTTTTCCTGTCGTAGCACCGTTTGCAACTGTCACAGTTGCAACGTATGTAGACAGTGTCATCTCACTAGTAAGAGAACCAATCGTAGAACTTTTGATGATATTTTTAAACCCGTTTTCAGAACGGACTGGACCTGAAAAGGTACTATTAGCCATTTGCATCTCCTGTCTTGGCTAGTGTCAGACTCACAATGAGTCTGTCAGGGATGAAAAAACTATACAATAAAAAAGGGCGACTGTGAAGCCGCCCTTTCTTTCAGGGGGATTGACCAATCTCGCTCGTAAGCATGGGGATCAACCTCGTACCTGATTTTTTTATTATGCACCCGGTGAACCGAATACGCAACGTGGATCTGAGAATCCAAAGCTGTAACGCTCACGAGCCTTAAACCGCATGTTACCAGTATCGAAGTCAGCTTCCATACCAGTTGACATTGGTGTACGCTCAAAGTGCTTGAAGCCGTTAGGCGCATCCGTCTTGATAAAGAAAGCATCTGTATCAGTCAGGAAGTGATTAACGGTGTAGCCTTCAGGAAGCATACCCATGTTACGTATAGCATTTACATCATTGTCTGATGTGCTTGGGCGTAGAGTTGACTCAAGAAGACGATCAGCAACGAATTGAAGCTGTGGTGGAATGATTAGCTTCATACCACGAAGTGCAACAATCATGCTACGCTCATCAACAAATGTTGAGATGTCAATGAGAGCATTTTCAAGTGATGTCTCATTAAGATCAGCAGCGGTTGATGGCTCGTTACGAAGAGTTCCACCACCAGCTAGTGGGTGATCAGTAGCGCAAAGCTCCTTACCATCTCCACCTGTAAAGCTGCTATTGAACGCATTGTTCAAAGTTGCAGCAGCTTTAACCTGCTTTGTGTGGGCCATTGAACGAGCAAGAGCCTTTGTATAACGAGCGCCAAGGCGGTCGTAGAGGTTATCTTCCAAGGCCTCCTCTGTCAGCGCGAAAGCAAGAGCAATTGTCTCATGCGTATAACGTGCTGTGTATGCCTCAGAAGCTGAGTCAAAAACGACTCCAGCACCTTCTGATTTGGTGTTTGCATTACCAAAACCGACCAACATCACTTCTTCTTCAAATGCACGATCTGAAGCTTCTGTGTCGTAGATTTCAGCATGCTCGGCATCGTAACGTTCATATTCCATTCCGAATAGAACGTTGAGGCCGGGTTCTAGCTCTTTCGCTAGTTGTGCGCGAGAAATAGCCATTTCTAAGCCTCCTTATGCCAAGCCAGCGGACTTTTGTCCGAAGATATGGTTTTGAATGACACAATAGACATTAGTTGCATCAGAAGATACATCATTGTTCTCTGGATCTTCAGAGATGTCTATCACCTTAACTGACAAGTTTTGAGTCGTCGCACCGTCAGACACATTCAACTCAGCACCAGAAATGCCAGTTGTTGTGCTTCCAGCCGAAGTATAAACAATGTCAAAGTTGCCAAACAAGTCAGCAACAGGGAATGCAGCATTACACTGAATTTCAAAGATAACCATTGGGTCATCAATGACAAAAGCAATAATGTCAGAAGCATTAGTGCTTGCAGGGTAGAAGTTTGAGAACTTCTGCTCACCTGTTGTTGGATCAGTGAACTGACATCCATTGAACACACCAACGATTGGTACTGTTCCACCATCAGCGTGTACTTCAATACCGCCACCAGTTACTTGAGCAACCATGTCACCTTGGAAAATGGCTGTTCCATAGTTAGCGGCGATACGATAACGGCTTTGCCCACCAGTATAGGGTGTTCCACCTATCCTTTTCACAGGGCGCATGCCGAAGGCAGCATCTTTATTCGCCATGATTTAGTCTCCTTCGACTATCACTATTCCCCTCCTTTCGGTCCACCAAAGGACACAGAAGAGGATCGTTGAGGTTTTTGCTTTGGCATGTTTGGATTGTTTTCACGCATCCAATCACGATCCACAGCTTCCATTTGATTTTGGGTCACATTTTCATAATGTGCATTTCTTTGTTCCACGATCTCTTCAGGGATTCTAGCCAACATAAGACCCCCAACGCCAATCACGCCAGCGTTTTTACCTTCATCGCTCGTAACAGGAGCATCAAATTCAGGATGATCTTCAGCTTTTACAAACTCCCATCCCTCACGGCGCTTCTTGTGAACGTTATTTTTGTCATCGTAGCCCATTACAGACTCACGGATCCAACGGTGTTTATAGCCAACTGGGGCTTCTGGAGCTTCAAGAGTGGAGGGTGGTTTCCAATCGGCAACTCTCGCTTGTTTTTCACGGGTTTGCGAATCCCGGCTTGTACGATCAGTCATTTTCCCTTCTCCTGAAGTTTTGCAACCTCTAGTGCGAATCGCTCCATAGGTATGTTCATTTTTTTGGCAAAAGCCACCTGTCCCGGCGTTAATTCCACCGTCTTCTTCCGCCCACTTTTACTTGATGACCGTCCATTTGACGCAGGAGCGACAGGTTGAGCGTTTTGCCTCTGCTCCTGAAACTTTTGCGGAAAGTATTGACGCATTCGCTTATCTATTTCCGCGTAATATTCATCTGATGATGGATCAAACCCTTCAGCACCTACAATCTGTGTATGAATAGCTTCAGCGGCTTTACTCATAATCATATCACCGCTAGGCCCAAACCAAGCGTTACGAGACATCCAAGACTTTAACTTGGGGTCTAAATCTTGCTCTCTTGGAACTTGCGGAGATTGCAATTCTTGTTGAGGCGCTTCTTGTTGAACTTCTTGCTCTTGTTCGGATCTAGCTTTTTGTATGCGTAAACGTTCTTTTTCGATAGCTAGTTGAGACATTGCAGATTGCGCCTCTGCAACTTTAGTCATGTCACCAGCGTCATACGCTTCCTGCATAGCCTTCTTAACAGCAGCCTCTTGTGTTTCTACACGAGCGCCATACTCACTGACATACCCTTTGTCCAAGTCAGAGAGGCGTTTTTTCATTTCCTCGTTTTGTTGTTGGTACTGTTTATTTTGTTCTTGGACCTGTCTAGCATAGGCATACGCTGCTTCACTCTCTTCAAGAGCTTGCTTACGTTTTGCTGTAAGTTGATTAATACGCTTTTGAACGTTTTCGCTATAGTTTTCAAGCTCTGAAGAATCATCTTCCTGTACAATTGTACTGCTTTTTTCTTCAGAATCTGGCTGAACTTCAACAGATTGTTCGGCAACAGCCGCAGGTTGTGCATCATCTTCTATCTCAAAAGAAACGGATTCCTGTTCAGGTTCTTTTTGCATTAACTCATTTGCACTCATTACAAACTCCTGTTCGCACTATACATAGGAAATATCAGCAGGGTCAAGTATGGTAGCTATAACATTATCATCATTTATGAGCCTTACCTCTAAACCATCCACTTTAAATCTATTTCCAGCATATCTTCCCATTAATACCCATGATTTTTCACAACACCATGGCCCTGATGGGAATTTATTTTCGTCTGTATAAGCATCAGGACCAACTTTCACGACATAAGCCGCAACAGTTGCATGATTTTCACGATCACGAACAGACTCTGGAATTATAATTCCACCAGCAGTCTTAGGTTTCATGTAATAGGGTATAACAAGAAGCCTGTATCCAACAGGAACAGGCAGTCTATCCATGACAGAGACATCCATCTCTGAAGGATCCTTAGTGTTCATATCGTCGTGTTCTGGATTATCAAAGCCCTTCGATATATCCTTCGGCACCTCACTTACTGGTGCTGTAGGTTTACTTGCCATCCTCTCTGGGACGAATAGTTTTTTAGCCATCCTCTAGCTCTATGCCTCTCATCGCGGTCTTCACATGCTCTTCACACTGAGTCAAGCCGCGTATTTGACCCACCATGAACCGATAGTCGGAGTAATCCTCTATCGCACCATCCGCCAACCGCTGTGTATAATCAGCTTTTTCTTGACGTATGTTCTTCAATAAGTATTCCGCAAGTACAATTGCGTCCATTATTTAGTAAGTCCTTTTTGCTTTTCATATGTCCTGAGTCCGCCAATTCCAAGCATGCCACCTAAAACAGTCAACAATGTACCCATGTCAAACTCTGGTAACTCTGGTAACTCAAACCCAGCAAAAGAAGCACCAAATATTATTAGGTCTTTTAAAATAAAATGATATGCAAAAGCAATAGCACAAACCCAACCAACTGCTGGCCTCCAACCACCTTTAAATATTGAACCAGAAGCTGCTTCTGCTTTATTAATCTCTAGTTGAGCAAGCAACGCTTCTTGAGCGTGTTTTTCTGACATGGTGGCTATTTCATGAGCCAACTTAGCTTTTTGATCTTTGTCCTCTATAAACTTATCTAATAGACCTGTAACAGGTCCAATCAATGCCTGTATCATCAATACACCCTTACTTGTTCTGAATTTACCCTTCTAGGAACGCAATATGCGGTTACTCTATCTTTCTCATCAAGATAATCGTTGAACTGATAGTTCCCGTATCTCTTTGAAACCTGTGAAGCAAAATAGTTACATTCTGTAACAGAATAGAAGTACATATCTGCACTTTCTAACTTGCGAAACTCTCCTGTGCCAAGATATACCAACAACAAAAAGGCATCTATCACTTACGACTCATCCAAGCTGTGGTTCCCATGTAGGCTCCAACAATACCTGCGCCACTGATATAAAATAAATTACTTATATCTGACAAAGCCTCAATACGTTCTAAAGGTATCCAAGGCGTAAACAGCGCGGCTGTAAATAAACCCATACCTATCAATGTATATCTTGCCATACGCAGTTGAGCCAAGCTCTTACGCAAATCACGTTCTGTTTCGCGTATTTCTTTAGCATGCTCAAGTTCCTCATCAGTGATCTCACCATCACCATCTAGGTCGTACTTGGCATATGCTGTGCCTTTTTGAAACTTCTTTTCTGCCATTACTTTTTCTTTTTAGCGGCTGCTTTCTTTGCGGGAGCCTTTTTCTCAGGCGCTGGCTTCATCGTTACTGTTACAGGAACCTCTTCAACGACCTCAGCCGCAGGAGCGGGTTGTTGCGCGGCTTCTTTCATCAAACGTCTTTGACGCTTTTTCTCTTTTTCAACTTCATGAATTTTTGCATAAATAGAACTAGATGACATTATTGCCTCCTGTTTTGTAAATTAGCAGCGGCAATATCACGCTGCGTTTGAATGCGCTTCTCTGCAACACGAACCTTTTCTTCATTGGCCTCTTCTTGCAGATCAAGCCTCTGTTGATCAATAAGAACATCATTGCGCTCTTTCTCCTGATCAAAAGCCTGTCTCTCTTCAAACTGTCTTGAGCGCTCTTGAATTTCTGCGCCTCTCAAGGCAAGTTCTTGTTGTCTGATAGCCACAAGAGGATCAGTGTTATCAGCAGGAGCAACTGCTTGAGCATACTGTTCTGTCAGTTCGCCAATCAATTCTGCCGCTCTATTAGCTATCTGTATCTGCATTTGCTGCATCATCATAGGATCTTGTTGCATCATCATTTGCTGTTGTGGATCCATGGTCTGCATGATTTCCTGTTGCGCCATAATCTCAGCCATAAAACCAATATGTTCCTGAATATGACCTTGAAGTGTCATAATGACGTTAGCATTGGCTTGTGCAGCAGGAGTAGCCATCATGGCAACATGCGCTTCAATATGCGCTTGATGATTTTGCTCTGCAAACGCTTGTAATCTTTGATTACGCAAAGCCTCTTGATTTTCTCTTGCTGGATTCATGGGCTGTGGCTCTGGTGGCCTTGGCAAGATCTGATCAATGTTCGTAACGCCAAGAGCCTCGTACATCTGACGATATGCCTGATATAAACCCTGTGGACCGCCATGAATATCTGGATTTGACTGTACAAGCTGCAATTGCGTCTGTGCTAACGCAATTCTTTGCGACATAGAGAAGATATTAGGGTCTGATACGGGTAAAACGTCTACTCTTTGGTCAAAATCTTGCGCTTTTATCTCTTGAGGCGCACCCGGAACCGCATATGGGTACACAGGAGGCATAAATCGTGCAAAAACATTGGATAAAAGCTTAAATTCCTGTTTTTGTGAGTAATGTAGGCGTTTATGAATGGCACTCATAACCTTTGTGCCGCGTTCCATAATAGCCATGGTAGTGCCAACAGGCGTTTCACCGCCCATTTCACTAATTTTCATGTCAGCCATGGACGCAAAACGGCGTCCAGAGTCCACAAGAGTACCAAGTAAGTTGTAAAGCGTTCCTGATGGCTC